GGTTCGTCTAAGGATCCGTACAAGGCTGTAGCCAGTACTACTTCAGGTGTCCAGTACTTATACGGAATCATGATAAATTCCGCAGGTCTGTAACACCGTAGGTAGCCGATAGACCCTCTCCACCTGCGTTTCCACAGGTTTTCGTCGGAGTGCAAAACAATGTCTCCAAGACCTTCCGGTCCCAGGCATTGTCGGATTGCAGAAGGCAAGGCGTCTTGAATGCCGAGCCATAAACGACGAAGTGCTCTATGACGATAAGCGAGCCCCGGGTTGTTAAGACCGAGTCGACGCACACCGTTACAGAGGGAGATGAGTTGCTGTGGTTCATTTGGCGTTTCCTTCATAAAGTGCGGACGGACGTCCTCACCGTTGAAATAGTCGCCACCACAGCTTTCTCGAAACCAACCACTTACAAAGGATTTCTCCTTATTGATGGTCAGTCCAAAGAAGCTCAGGGCTGCTATCACATCCTTCGCGCTGTCTGTCGGGACGATGATGTCATCGCCGTAGACAAAGACATCCTCCCCAGCCTTATGAGCCGGGTTGAGTGCCAGACATATGACCAGGAAGATCAATGTCTCGAGTTCGAAGGTAAAACCGTTTCCCATACTCGAAAATTTCTCGAGAACGACGACTTGTTTCCCAACAAGTGTCGTAGGCGATCTTAAGTCGTTTAGGACGTCAAACCACCGTTTTGGTAAAAGGAGCTGAACAAGCCTCCTAGAAACGGAATCGCTGGCATTCTTAAGGTCTAAGGTGGCAAAGGCGCCAGTTTTGCTGGCCTCACGGGCTACACGCCTATGAGTCTGTTGCCCCTCGAGCAGGTTGACACCTGCCCAGCGTAACCTGTCACGAATGACAGATCCGTATCCTAGTTGGTAGAATACGTTAATACTAGGTTCCACGGCTATACCGCGATCCTTGGTACAGTCTTTAGGCACCGTTGTGAAACGGTTCCCTCGAACAAACGCAAGACCTTTCCCTCTTCTCGCATTAACGCGACCCCATTGGGTGTCCATCCACTGAAAGAGATGTGGATATGCGGAGAGGGTAAGAGTGGGTCGTGAAGTCATCTTGTCGGGGACGGTAGCTAGCTTTCCCCTATCTCCATATGTCGCACCTGGTCCAAACCGGCCTCTCACGAAGCTGGGGCAAGGACCAAGAATATCGTCTGCAATTTTCCGCGCCCTGACGATAAAGTCAGTTAGCGCCCCATCAGGACCTTCAGTGGAATAGTTCCCACTGAGAATATCCTGAACATAGGGATACAGACGACGATTAGTGCGCAGGCAGTCACGTTCGCCGAGCCAAAAATTCTCCAGAGCAACGGCCTTGCGGTCGAAGCTAGTAGGAAGATCTTCGGTTTTTCGAAGCAAAGAGCTGACACTGGCATCGCGCCAGTACTCATCAGCTCTCGTGTACTGCTCAGGGGCCACTTTCAATGAAGAAAGCTGGTCCCACTCTCGATTCCGAAGCAGTATTGAAACTGCTAAGGCCCGAGGGCTGGAGAGATCCTCGCAGTAACGCAGGATCGATCGCTCCACAGCTGTGGGTAGCGAATAAGACATAGTCTACTCCTTAACTGTTGAGGAGATTGTGTCAGGTCGGGGAGTAACCCGACTTCATCGACGACTTCACCAGAGTGGCAGCTACAAGGTTGTTACCCTGTTCCACCGCTTCCGCAAGGTCGGCATCCGTCATCTCGACGGGAATGCTGGCCGAGAGGCTCCAGTTAAGACGCTTGTCGACAGACACGCGACCAGTATTGCTATCCGTGAACAACGATGGGTAGCTGTAATTGATCGTGATCCGGCGCGCCGAGTTGTCGCCATTGCTGGCAGACTGTACCCGAAGTTCCGGACGCTGACCAATCGAGCCACCCACGGAGTTGCTCCGCCAAACAGCAGGGGTTTTATCCCCGGCCGACGGAACAATCCCCGTATAGGTGATGTTCGTGGTACCGTCCGCCATTTTAACAGTAATATCGGCCAATGCTGGCATGATGTTTCCTTGAAAGGAGTATCCCTAGAGGCACGTCAGTGCTTGGGGAGGAGTTGAATTAGGAGCGCAATTGCTGTTGCTCCTCGCGTTGTCGAGAATCCCTTAAAGGGTTTTAGGTGAAGTGAAGGTCCGACAAGGCCGTCACTCCTGAGACTCAGGAGACCTTCGAAGACCCCATGAGCGCCGGCTTTCTTGCCGCCGCCACCAGGGATCGTAACGAGTTGGTCTTCCGTTGTCACGGTCTTTATGAGAGAGCTCCTGTAGGCAGATTCGATATTTGCCCCCAGGAAGTCAGTCGCGCTGGACACTACTGCACCAACGTTACTGAACCAGTCTACCACGAAAGAAAATGGTATACTCTCCCAGACGACCGCGATCGGGTTAGCTAAACCCAGATCATTCAACAGGGAAGCATTAGGGTTGACAATCCTAATGCTGCAGGCTTGAGTTACAGCGTGGCTGTAGTCGATAACTATCTTGCGATAATCACCGGCGCTCGCGCCAGGGTAGAAGTAACGGACTTTCTTACGAGATCGTCCACTACCCTTAACCCTTATAGGAGAAAAGTCCCTCGTCAGGGACTCCATCCCAGCGTAGATGTCTTTCAGGAGAGGTTCCCAGCCGAAATGGTATTCCAACCAATTTCCGGCTATGGTCTTCTTCCTGGATGCCCCTTTCGGAACACCCATTTTAAGGACTCTAGCAGCACCAACAAAGTCAAAACGGTTAATTTTCCTCGCAAACTTCACGAGTTGACTAACGCGTAACACAGCAGTGTCAAAGCTCTTGCGAGCCTCTAGAACATTGTTGGCCCATTGGGACGCCTCGCCGAATCTATTTTTGAGCTTATCGTACGCCTTTTCAGACGCGATAGCCCACTCAGATCCATCTTCAAAGTTGGTGTGGGTAAACAACTCGAAGTAGCTCGAATCATCGTCTGGCCTAGTCTCATCAAAGAATCTCTCCTCGATGAGTTTAGCCTGGACGAGTGAATACGGCAATGGCAAGGTGTAAGGCGGCTTCTGTCGTCTCCAGGTTCTGGACTGATAAAAGTTCAGCGGGGAGTAC